TCATTTGCCATCATGTGCCATCTCTACCGCCACTTTATCGCCATTTTTAGCCAGTGGGTTGAGCCGCACTGCATCCTCTAAATGATCGGGCGCAAAGTGAGCATAGCGCATTGTCATTTTGATGTCTGTATGACCGAGTACACGTTGCAAAACCAAAATGTTACCGCCATTCATCATAAAATGACTGGCGAATGTATGTCGTAAAACGTGCGTCAATTGGCCTGCCGGTAGTTCTATATCTGTCCTTTCCAGGGCGGAACGGAAAGCGCCGTAGCAGTTAGTAAAAAGTCCGGATTGTTCTTTATTCTTTTCAGGTAGTGAATCATATAATTCTGGGCTGATTGGAACCGTCCGATTCTTTCTACCTTTCGTATTGATATATGTGATTTTGTATTTTGAAAGCTGGCTTTTTCTAAGGCCTTCTGCTTCTGACCAACGCGCCCCGGTTGCAAGGCATATTTTAACAACCGTTTCTAAATCGGTATGTTCATGCCGTTTACATTCAGACAGAAGCAAGGTGATCTGATCATGAGTAAGCCAAGCCATTTCCATTTCTTCGGTACGAAATGGACGTACATTTTTTAATGGATTTTCACCTTTCCACTCGCCAAGGCGGCTTAACTCATTGAATACCGCACGAAAGTAAGCTAATTCAAGATTTAGAGTGCGGGGTGAAACCTCTTTGACGCGATTTGAACGGGCATGTTCTCCTTTCAATCTTTTCTCTCTGTAACGAGAGAATATTTGTGCATCAAAGTCTTTTGCTAGCGGCTCACCCATACATTCAAAAGCGTGATGCATGGCTAACTGGCGTTTAAGCCCATCCTTTAGGGTAATGCCGTGGGCGCTATACCATGAATCAACAAGCGCTTTTAGCGTGCGCCTGTCCTCTTGTTCTTCTTGCCACGGATTTTGCACGGTGTATTGTTCAAAGGCTAGAGCCTCGCCCTTGGTAGCGAATTTTCTTCTAATTCGTTTACCTTTTGCACCGTTAGGGTATAGCTCGCATACCCATCCACCAGTCGGATTTTTACGGATGGCCATCAATTCACCTCTGAGTAAATACCTGTAACACGTCCCAGCAATTTGATCTCATCGGTCTTGCATTCAAACGGAACCTTCCCACCGGCAACATGCAGTTTTTTGCCGGGAAGCACGGTTAATTCACGGATACTTATTGCCCCCTCAATATCAACAAGCCAATTACCATCAGCCAAGGAAGCGGCTCTGTCGACAAAATGCAACCTTCCATCAGTGCGTACAGCAATACCCTCAGCGAGTTGTTTGCGGAAGAAATGAGGGTCAATATTCAGATGCCCCTCATCTTTAAGTTCGCCATTTTCAAGTGTGAATTTTTTATACTCAATTTGCGACTCCACGGAAGGATCATGCTCGAACTTTGAGCCTTCACCCGTCAGCAGCCATTTCAGACTTGCTCCCGTCTCTATCGAACAAATGGCTGCATAGTCATAAGAAATAGTCCCCCTTGTATAGCGGTTTTGGAGAGAACTTGCAGAAATATCAAAGTGATTGGCTAACTGAACCTTTTGAACAAAACCGTAGATATCGCAGATACGATCAAGGATTTGGATGGGCTCAAAATTGAGGTCTTTAATGTTCATTAGTTAATCCGTGTATTGACCAATGCTATAAAGTTGATTACATTGCTCGTTAGTGAATTGTATGTGTTGGCCTACATTGGCAAATGGGTGGTCAACAACGATTAAAGCAGGCAAATAGGGAATCATGCATTATGGCTTCTGAGATCGCAATCTTCAAAATCTCTGCCCCCATTGTGACACTTAAGCAATTTGCGGAGCTAGAGGGTGTTTCCACTCGTACAGCCCGCCGTTGGAGCACTGGCGAAACCCCGTGCCTACCCATTGAACCCCGCGTGATCCGTAAGGGTTGCAAGAAAGCCGGTGGCCCTATTCGTATCTATTACGCCCGCTGGAAAGAAGAACAGTTGCGTAAAGCTTTGGGTCATTCCCGTTTTCAACTCGTTATTGGTTCGTGATTCACTTTAAGTGAATTTTGGAGAGCGAAATATGTTTGATTACGCCGTTTCTAAACATTCGCACTTTGATGAGGTCTGTCGCCAGTTTCCAGCGCGTCACAATGTGACAGCTCTCGCTAAGCAGGTCGGCATGAATGCCCAGACGTTGCGCAATAAGCTGAGTCCGAGCCAGCCTCATCAGCTCACTTGTGCAGAATTGCTTGCGATTACTGACGCTACAGAAGATTCAAGCCTGCTTGATGCCCTATTGGCGCAGATTAACTGCATGCCTTCCGTGCCGGTCAACGAAGCCAGCGCCGGTAATATCCCAACGTATGCACTACAGGCGACGGCTGCCATTGGCAATATTGCTGCCGCTGCCGTTCAGGGCGACCACAAAACCCCGGTACGCAAAAGCGCACTGCTTGAAAGCGTCAACACGGCGATCCGTCATTTATCACTAATTGGCCTGACGGTTCAAAACCGTATTCAATCCACCCCGGCGCTAGCCTCCACCTTTGATGTGATCAGCGGGCTGAGTGCAGTTGCTGGTTTAAGTTGAGGTGATCACTGTGCCTATCTCAATCGCTCCACTGCTGAAACAGCAAAGCCCATCGCGCCATTTTGAAAACGGTTTTATTGAACTGCCGGGCGGTAAACGCTGGCGGCCACGTCACGATCAGGCGGCATTATTGCGCGGTCTGTCTACTGCAAAACCTGCGCAATTACTGCGCCGTATATTCTGCTGTTAATTGGGGTTGATATGTTACTGGCAACGGATGACCAAAAAGCTATCGGAATTAAGCGCATTTCACAGATTAAGCGTGATCTGTTCGCGCATAGAAAGAACGTGGCGCAAGAGGCTTTTGATAAATCACCGGGTCATATCCGCAGAACGGTTTGTTTTCATGCTGGACTGAAAGAACGGCATGTAAATATGAAATTTGCAGAAATGAATTATAACGAACGTCAGAAATTAATATGGGCGTTTAATGACCTTATCGATTTATCAAAAACCTTGCCGCGATTTATCAGTAATGACGATTGCGAATTAAACACTAATTAACCGCATTGCGTAATACTGGCGTTAACCCGCCGGGCATCGCTTTGCCTGAAATAAGGGGTACTTATGAAACTTGAAACTACCGAAGAGATTAAAGAATTTTACCCGCAGCCATTAGATGCCGTGTTGCTAAATGTTCGTATTGATGAGCGGAAGAACCAAGCCGATCTCGCCGCTGCTCGTCTGGTGCGTTTAGCTGCACACATCACTAAGAACGGCTTAACGGCTATCGAGGCTGTGGAATTGCTGCATCAAGAGGCTGTAGCCATTGAGAACCAAGCGCAGGAGCTGCACTAATGGCCGATTCAATGGACTACTCGCAAGAGACTCAGGCGCTATTGCTTGAAACGCAGATCGCCAATGCCCGTCAGTCTTCTGTGCTGCCGTCTGCGTTCGTGTGTGAAGAATGCGATGCTCCGATCCCTGCCGCCCGTCGTGAGGCTATTCCAGGTGTTTATACCTGCGTGGGCTGCCAGCATATTCGTGAGGTGAAAGGTCACCTTTTTATTTTCTCGAGGATCGCATGATCGAGTTCTCTATTTTATTCGGCCTGCTGCTTTTGGCATCAGGTCATTTTATTGCTGCGGATTTGAGTGATGCAGAATTCATGCGCCGTCCAGAAAGCCAAAATTACGATTAGGAAATAAAATGAAAAAGGCAATATTCCTTTATGACTTTACCGGCCTTATGGCTCAACCATGGATTGAAGCCGGGTATGAATGCTGGTGTTTCGATGGTCAGCATGAATCAGGCGTTATCAGGGAGGGTAATCATGTCAAGGTGGGCATGTGGTTTAGTGCTGCTGACAAATTGTCACAATCCAGGCAAATTACTGACATGGTCGGGGATGGCGTAGAAATAGTGATTGGTTTTCCCGAGTGTACGGATTTGACCGTTGCCGGAGCCAGGCACTTCGAGAATAAAAGACAGGCGAATCCATTATTTCAACTTGAAGCGGCTGAGTTGGCTGATTTGGTTCGTATAGTGGGTTTGCTCAGTGATGCACCCTGGGCATTTGAGAACCCCGTGGGTGTTCTGTCGACCATGTACCGCAAGCCGGACTTTACTTTCAATCCCTGTGACTTTGCGGGTTATTTGCCCGAGTGGGATATACACCCCGTTTACCCTGATATTTATCCTGGGCGTGACAGATACAACAAAACAACAAATATTTGGTGCGGTGGCGGTTTTATTCAACCGCAGGCGAAGCGCATAGAACCGGAATTTAAATATAATCCCGGTTGGAAATTATGTGGCGGTAAATCAAAGCGGACAAAGAACATCCGAAGCACAACGCCAAGGGGATTTGCCAGGGCGGTTTTCCTGGCAAATGGCTATAAGCACTGTTCTTCATGTAATGAACGCTACTGCGGTAACTGCATCCACGCCAATGGTGCAGAAGTTCAATGAGCCAGGAAGCTCCTGCTTACGCTTACCCTTGGAACGCACCGCGCCCGGCAATCGCCGGGCCGGCAAGACCGCTTACCCGTGAGGAACATGCTCAGGGGCAAGCTGTTTTACGCCAGATCCATTCTCTGCCGCGCTTTCTCAGCGCCATTTTCCTGTCACGTCATGACTATCTGCTGAAATCCAAAGGGCTGCATGATGCCAATAAATGGCTTGTGTTCCAATTTGAGCGCCGTATCTGGCCCCGTATTGAAGCCGTTAACGCCAAGAATAAGATGAACCTTGCAGCCTCACCGCGCTGGATGGCGGAGGTTGATAATTATGCTGGCTTGCCGGGCATGGATGACAAAGAGCTGAAACGCCTTGCGGATCGCGTGGCCGGTCAACTGTTGTCTATCTATGAAAGCCGCGTTGAAGAATTCATTAAAAGCAACGGCGGTGACAATACAGGGCTGTTTGAAGATAGTACTCAAGCCTGTTTTTATGGTCTTACCGCGCCGATGGTTCGCGCCTTCAATATCACCCCGATGCACTGGAACAAATACCGCAAGGGCAAACTTGATGCCCGGTCAGCGATCGCCAGTCTGTCACGGTTGGTAGATGCGGAATGGTGGGATCGCCAGTTAAAAGCCCAGCGCACGCGCTGGCGCGAGGCGTTGTTGATTGCCGTCGGCAATGTGAACCGTGGGGCATCGTCCTATGCCAGCAAGCAGGCGATCCGGGATGTGAAAGCACGTCGTCAGTCCAACTTTGATTACCTCAACAGCCGCGAGCTGGAGAACGTCGAAACCGGCGAACGCTTCAGCCTGATTGACAAGGTCATGGCGAGTATCTCTAACCCGGAAATCCGCCGCATGGAACTAATGGCGATGATTGCCGGTGTCGAGCAGGCCGCCGCCACAAGGGGCGATAAAGGGATGTTTATCACCATCACCACCCCATCCAAATATCACCCGACACGCGCCGTCGGAAAAAACACCTCGAAGGTGCATTTTAATCATAAATGGGATGACGAAGCCTACACGCCAAAAGATGGCCAGCGCTACCTTGTGAACTTGTTTAGTAAGATCCGTACGGCGTTTAAAGATGCGGGCCTGAAGGTGTACGGTGTGCGCGTTGTTGAACCACACCACGACGCGACGCCGCACTGGCACATGATGCTGTTTACCTCCAAAGAGCAGCGCCAGCAGGTGATCGACATAATGCGCCGCTATACCATGGCTGAAGATGGCGATGAGCGCGGCGCCGCTAAAAACCGTTTTGACTGTAAACACATGAACAAAGGCGGCGCGGCGGGCTATATCGCCAAATACATCGCGAAAAACATTGATGGTTACGCGCTGGACGGCGAGCGCGATCATGAAACGGGTGAACTGTTGACCGAGACGGCCGCCGCTGTTACCGCGTGGGCGTCAACGTGGCGAATCCCACAATTCCACTTTATCGGCTTGCCGTCGCGTGGCGCGTGGCGTGAATGCCGAAAAATTCGTTCTATCAGTCTGGCCGACGAGTTTGACGACAGCGTGGAAGCGGTACGCGCTGCCGCTGATGCCGGTGATTTTGCCGCCTACATTCTGGCCCAGGGCGGAACCAATGTTTCCCGCGACGATCAGACCGTGCGTGTAGCCCGCCGGGTTGCCGACGAACTCAATGCCTATGACGAAGAAGTCCAGAAAATCGCGGGTATTTTTGCCCCGCATATTGGTGCCGATCGCGTTTATGAAACCCGTACAACGCAATGGCGCATTGTCGCTAAAGCCGTTGCCGTTGAGCCTTTGACTTTAAAAAGCACCTCTGGTGCGCCTCGGAGTCCTGTCAATAACTGTGGGTTGGTCGATAGCAAAGGCGCTACAAATACGCAGGATAGTGAACCTGTAGAGGCCGTGGCGGTGTTGGAACACCCGCCAGAGATACCGATTGACTGGAATGATATGACCGTTACACGGTCTGTTATGAGTCGTATACGGGCTATTCCGTCGCAGATAAAGAAATCACAACGCAGTTTTGACCCTTATCGCGTGCCGGATGTGTCTCCGTCGGCAAGATTGACCACGGCAGAACGCGATCGCATTACCAAAATTTACTCAGAGTTGGCACTACAAAACATCGTCCCGGAACGCTGGGAACTGGAAGCGTTAGCACGTGGTGCTAAAGTCAAATTTGGTGATATTTCAATGCAGTATGCACCGGTTAATGATTGGGCAGGCTTTTAATAATTAGTTGCGGATGCAAAATTTATGGGTAATACTGTATATGCATACAGTGATTAAGCATCGGAGGAATAGGGTGCATTTACCAGCAGCGGAAGAAATGGTTTTTTTAGAACGTATTGAACTCATCGCCCGTCTGGGGGTTTGTTATGAGAGCCAAGCAAAAGATAAAGACATTGCATTGATATGGATTTCAGAACTGGCCGGGGAGATGAAAACGAATATCTGTCCAGAAAAAGCCGCGATAATCCAAAAGCTCGCCGCTATTTCGTAATCCATAGGTGACGTATGAAACGAGATTTACACTTGGCCGGGGCGTTATTGGAGACCCTGAAACCCACAGCAAAAGGCCGCAGAATTAAGACGGTAGATTTTATACATGCCGCCAATCGGTTAGGGACGCACCTCACACCAGATGAGGCAAACTACTACATCGTAAATCGGTCTGGTCACGTTTATAAGTTGATCGAAGAGGGCCGCCATCAGCACAACACGTACCTTTATCTGTGCTAAAAATTGTATTAGCTCAGACTTGAGCTGACATTGCCACAGTACAGAGCTTTAACCTAACGGGGCAGCTCTGTGTCCGGAGTGGACCTAACAAAGGCGGGGACATACTGACTAGGGTATTGATATGCCGTTCGCTTTTTGATCTCTGATGTGATGATGATCAAATGATTTTTTCTAAAAAAATTGATAACTTATGTAACATCCAAGAGAATAGCATGATATTGGATATCAATAGATTGGAGCATAGTTGTGAACATTTTCATTAAGCTATGCTGAATGGAAATTATTCATATAAGGTTCAAAATGAAAATTGAAGTTGCATGTAAAAAAGGCAGTAATAACAAAGATAAAGGAGATCTTCTAGAAAAACTGGCAAAAAAACTCCTCTTAACTCAGAACTATGATGTTATCGAAGAAATAAGAATAGTTGGTGCTGAGTTGGATTTGCTTTGTAAGCACAAGGTTAATGGGAAGAAAATTTATGTTGAGTGTAAAGCTCAAAAAGAGCCAATATCTGCTCCCATTTTAAGGCAGTTATGGGGGACTGTGGATGTCGAGGATTATTCGGAAGGATGGATAATTACAACTTCTGATTTTACAAAAGATGCCAAGGGGTTTGTTGAAAATTGGAAAAAAAAGCCAAAAGAAAAATCAGAGCGCCTAAGTTTCTATTCACCAGAGATTATTATTGAGGCGCTTAAAAATTCGTCAATAATTTGCAATCCTCCTTTTTTAGCTGCGACAGACCGTGTTGAAAATTCTGATGATCTTGGAGATTGGACTCTTTTGTTATCAGAATATGGAATGTACTGGTGTGTGTATACATTGAAAGGTGGCGCACCATATGGTGTTTTAGTTTACAGTGCTTCTAATGGCAAGCCAATTAATGACGAAGATACAATTCAAAACCTTTCAACTCTCGATACAACAGTTGCAGATTATGACCTTAGAGTAGGTATAACAAACGAAAAAGTTGTAGCGAATATATTTCCGACTAGATTACCATCAGTTGTTCAAGTTCAAATTGGTGAGTCTTGGGATGATTATCGCCCCGCTCGCCCTAAAGATTTTGTTGGAAGAGATTCGACTCAAAAAGAAATTTTAAAATTTTTAAATTCAGCGAAAGAAAATTCAGGTACGAGAATTTTTGCAATAACAGGAAATTCTGGACTCGGTAAAAGTTCCTTAATTGCAAAGCTCAGAGATAGATCAAAAAATATTCGATATAAGAATAAATATTTTGTTTATGCTGTCGATATTCGAGGTGCACGTGAACCTTCGTATATTCTTGCTTCTTTATTAATGTCATTAAGAGAAGCACAAAAAAATGGATTTGGTGATGCAATCGAATTGAGTTTGAGTGATCCAAGTTCTCCATTAAACTCCAGCAGCATACAATCTTATCTGAACTCTTTAGAACAAAAAGAACAAGTTATCTGTTTGATATTTGATCAATTTGAAGAGTTGTATTCAAAACCAGAGCTCTTTGGGGTGTTTAATGCCGCAAGGGATTTAATGTTAGATGTTACAGGCAGTCAGAAAAATTTAGTCCTAGGATTTGCTTGGAAGACAGACAGTACAACTCAACAAGATCATCCTGCTTATCATTTATGGCATGAACTAGCAGATCATAGAAGAGAATATAGATTAGATGTTTTTGAAAGAGGCGAAATATCAAGTTCAATAACTAAATTTGAAAAAGAGATTAACCAAAAAATCTCTGCTGAGATAAGGCATCAAATTTCAGAGGTTAGCCAAGGGTACCCTTGGCTTTTAAAGAAACTATGTATTAATTTATATGAAAGCATCAAAAAGGGAGAGAAAACAGATTCGTTTCTTCTTGATCTTGATGTCGGCCGTCTTTTCCAAGCGGATTTAAATAACTTAAGCCCACAAGAGTTGGTGTGTCTCAAACTCATTGCGCAGAATGCCCCTGCTGATTGGAGTGAAATAATTGAGACATCAGGCACTGCTATATTGAATAACCTTGTTCACAAAAGATTGGTGATTAAAAGTGGTGATCGGCTCAATGTATATTGGGATATATTTAAAGACTACCTTCTCACTGGGAAAGTTCCGGTGGTGCCCTATAACTATATACCGACATCAGATCCATTCTCTCTGATAAACATATGTAAAATGTTAAAGCATAATGAGTTTACAGACGCATCAAAACTTAGTGAAAGTATAGGCCTTCATGAAAGAACAATTTGGAATATTGGGGCGGATCTTGTTATGTTGGGGCTTGCTGAACGTGACGGTACCGCCTTCAAGAACAGCAAAAAGCTTGGTTCAAATGATGAAGGTTCTATACTTAGCCTCCTCAGAGAAACGTTAGCAAAACATGCATTGAAGGTGGCTTTATATAAAAACCATTCTGGAAAAACTATATCTGTAGATATCCTACGTGAAATATTTATAGATTGTATGCCAAAGGATAAATTTGGGGAAACAACTAGAAATACTTATGCCAATCGACTAACGAACTACCTTGTCTATACAGGATATTTATTGAGAGCAGGCAGTAATCTCATTGTTCAAGATATGGGAGCTCCAGTTTTGGATAGAGAAGGTTTGGCTCGTAGAGGTAAACAAAGAGGGAAAGTTTTCTCAGTTTCTGTATCACCATTTGCTACTTATAATGCAATCAATTGCATTCCCGATAGTGGTGCTAAAACTATAGATATAGGTAGAAATGAACTTTCAGTACTAAAGAGGTTTGAACTCGTAACAGTTAAGGATGATATCGTATTTAAGAATTCTGATATTATTCAAAAATCAGGTGGGCATAAAGAAGCAATTTGGGCTGCTGCAAAAAATGAAAAATCGCTTTTGAAATGTATTGAAATAATGCAAGATAATCCTGATATAAATTCTAAAGATATTGCTGCAAAAATATCAGAGGAATATAGTTTAAATTGGTCTGATGGGTCAAAAATACGAAATGGTGGCATTCTAAAACAATGGTCGTCATGGATCAAAGAGGGGGTCGAGTCGTCTTCTATCCCTACACCACCAGGACGCCCAAGCAAATAA